CGTGGCTGCCTCCAGACGGGCTATCAATGTGCTGTGGTCAGGCATTCAAAACGCTCCCGTTACCCACTTGCGCACTTCCGGCACAGGTGCGCGGGTCGATGGCGCCGCCGCAGCGCGCGCAAGTATTCACGGTGAGCTTGGCCGCGACGTTACGCGCCTCGACGACCTTGAACACCGCCTCGGCCTGGCTGTCGGGCGCTTTGATGAACCATTGCCAGGGGTTGTCGCGAAAGCGCTCCCACATGGGCGTGCTCACCTCGCCACCGAGCGTCACCTCAAGCTCCCACTTGTCGATATTCATCAGCACGCGCAAGCCATTATGAAATTCACGCCGGGTCATTTTCATCCTCCTCACAGGTCGGGCAGTTGCGCCATCCGGGGCACTGACCGGGCATGTCGGGCCAGCCGCAGCGGCAGTGCTCTTGCTTCGGCTCGGCAATGTCCAGCATGTCGCTGGCGTTATTTCTGTCGTGCGACATCACGCGGCCCTCGGGTACTTTCCTTTTCATCATGCCGTCTCTCCCATGCTGTGGGGGTGGTCATAGGGTTAGCGCCGCCGCCGCATACCCAACAAGGCTGCCGATGAAAAAGCCGGCGGCAAATATCAAGTGGCTCTTCATTTTGAAATCGCCTCATACCAGGTCTCATTCTTTAAGGGACTACGCTTCACCTTTACGATCTTCATCTCAACCAAGATATTGATAATCGCATCTAGCGACACATCATCGACATTTCGGTAAAAAGCACTCAGTAGCTTCTGCTTGCTGACGGTTTCTTGATCTCGGATGAAGTCAATTATCGCATCGATGTCTTCAGCATAACGACTTCGCCCGACACCGCTGAACACCTGTGGCATTGCCACCTCAGTTCGTTCAAGTATATCCAGAGCGCGATCAAAATCACTAAGCTCGACCACCTTAGAGCTGTTACGTGAAGCACTTAGGATCATAGCAATCTTCTTTATGTGCGTCGGTCTACGAGACCAATAACCGTTGAACATCGGCCCTATCGGATTGCCCTCACGAGCTATCAGGTCGTCACTCGCTTGGTACCAGTCCTCATAGCGAGCGAGCGCCTTCTCAGAGAACTTGAACTCCCCGATGATTGTCTGCATGATCTCAAGATCGTGTCGGAGATCTTGTCGCTCCTTCTCACTGGGCCGCTTAAGATTAGGGTTGGTAATTGTCTGCCTCTTGCCCTTCTCAACAACAAAGATGCAGCGACTGGTAAAGCCGCCTCCGATAGACTCCTGGGTGAGTATCCCCGGGAGCCAATCCGGCGCAGTGGAGCATATAAAGTTAAAGTACATTCCGATGACCTCGTCGGTTCCTTGGTGCTTCGTCTTTCGGGTCCACAGATCGCGGCTGTCGTACCAGTTCGTTAGGTAGGCTAAGAAGGTTGTGTTCCGCTGGCCGGTAAAGACGGCAAGTTCTTCAGATAGACAGCTAACAGAAGAATGCATAACCATATTACCGCTGCTAGGATCTTTGTATATAAGTCTAGATTCCTCATCTGCCATTTCTCTTATGATTGCTTCTTGCGTGTTGTCTTCACCAATCAGATGTATGTTCATTCCCGTGAGCATCTGCCGAGCAGTGCTTATGGCATCTCCCTTACGTGACTGACCACTCGGTCCGACGAGGACAATATAGTTGTTTGGGTATATCCGATAGGGATGCCAATACATGAAGCATTTACGCTCGAGCACGGCGGCAATTGCGCTAACGCCTCCCCACACATGGTAGGATAGTGGTGCCTCTGAGTTCCTGTTAAAGTGAATGTATGCTTCAAGCCAGTCATCAAGACGCCGCTTTTTCATCTAACTGCTCTAGAGTTTGCCTTACGCTTTCGTAGGTAGGCTCGAAGTCGATCATGTCGCCCATGTCGTAACCCATCTTCATAGTAGTATCGATCCAGAACTCTCTGCCATTGTACTCACACCGAGGGTTCATATAATCATTGGCGGTTAGGTCACAGAAGGCTGCAAGTCGCTCGAGGCTGGCCGTCGGATATTGATAAACATTAGAATCGTGAATGTGGCCCAACAGGGCCGCAGGCTCACATAACGAGTCGGAGCTATAATAAGTCTTGGTCATCCCCAACCTGCAGATGTCAAACACGGTGGATTGAGGTTTGAACGCGTAAGCCGCGTCGAAGAGCTCTGGCCCCCATGCGTCCATGAAGTGCCTGGCTCGGCCAAAGCAATTAGTCAGGGTGCGGGTCTCCCGCAGGTCGGTCACAATACTCTCATGCCAGACCTTTAGCCCGGGATAGGCTTTCTTCTTGTAAAGATCGACCATGCGTTTGGCTTCGGCTTCTTCGAGTTCGTTCTCCAGAGCGAAGCGCCGATACTTCATGTCATAGTTGAGCCCGTGGTTGGACTTCTTTCCCGCTTGGCGGATGCTCATAACGCGAGGCAGAAACTCCGCCGCGTCGAATATCTCTGGAATATGTTCCCTGCGGAGTTCCTCAATAGTGTTTGGGTCCGTATGGTTCTTTACGATCTTGTTCTCTTTTTCGACCAATTCCTCAGGTGCTCCGCTGATGAGCATCCCAGTTATTGTGTGCGGGCTCTTGCCGGAGGTCACAACATCGAGCATGTTCCCATCGCCCGTGAGGTAAGCCACACAGACCCACTCAGCCCCCGCCTTGTCGAATTCAATTAGGACGTTGGGTTTGGGCATCATCTGCCTCCTCTATCGCGCTGATTATATTCTGGATCACGGTTAGGAGGATATAAGGTGCAGTGGGTATAGCCACTTCCTCGGGAACCCCGTTTTGAATCATATGACTACAGATTAGGCCACACAGCTCGGCAGCCTTCTCCGGGATCTCTGGCGGTAACTCATAGTGCATAATCCCTACTTGATCAGACATCATCTGACACCAAGAAGCTCTTAAACTCAGGGTGTAAGTTCTGCATGTTCATCCCCGTTCCAAAGATTGTCTGACTGCTGCTGAGGCGTCCCGTCACTGTGCCCCGTGGATTGTAGGAGCAACGGACCCGACTGTCTTTGTCTACGCCCACCTCAAGGTACGTTCCATGAAGCTTCTTGAGCGCCCTAAGCTCCTGTACCAGCTTGGCTTCCGGTAGGTGAAAGCGGCGAACAATTCGACTCATGGCCTTATCGTCCGTTGTGGGCCGCCCAGTTTTTCTTGATATATAAGGCTTGATGCCCTTATGTACGTAGAAGTACTCCTGACACTGCTTCGGACTTGCTATGTTGAACTCATAGTCCGCAACGGAGCGTAGCTCTTCTTCCTTTTCTCTGATCCTCTTCTCGACATCAGCCTTAGTCTGGGCCAGCGCCTCCATGTTGACGCAAATGCCTCGTTGCATCATATACAACATGGGGGGAAACATCTCGATTGTTTCGTCATAAGTTTGGCGGAAGCCCTTGTCGAGATCGTCTTGTATCTCTTCCCAGGCCCAAAATGTAGCGACGGCATCGGTCGCGTTGTAGCGCCAAAACCTCTTCAGGTCGCCATCAAGCCTCTTCCACATCTTACCATCGTCTTTGTAGTAAGGCTGCCTGGTGTGCATCGAGCAGATGAAGTCGAGACCCTTCGGGAAGTCGGGCCAGATAATGTGATGAGCAACCATCAGGTCTTCGACATTCCTCGTCAGGATGTTATTCTGCTTGAGCATGAACGAAGTGTCGAACATCATGTTCTGGCCGATCTTTACAATCGAGGGGTCTTCCAACACCTGGGCGATCAGCTCCCACAGTTGGACTTCCTGCGTCTCTGTCCAGCGATCCTTTCCGTCTGTGAATGGTATACAGATGGCGTCGCGTCGACTGGTGGCGAAGGCCAAGCAGGAGCACTGATGATTAGTGCATTCGATATCGAAAGCGACCTTGCCTATATTGTGGAGGATATCTGTAAGATAAGCCATCGCCTCGTCGAACGAAGGGTCAATCAGGAAGTTGTAGCCAAGATCTGTTACCTCAGGAAACTTGCTTTCTTCTGCAGCCCGCTTTAAGTCCCCCATGATGAGGTAGCGCCACAGATAGTTGCCATGCAAACTGGCCGCTGGATGTATCGTTGGCACAAACTTCTTCTCAACCATGTCACTCCACAAGATGGAGCCTCGCCACTTTGTGATCCTATGATCTGCGCCGAGTACACTCGCTGGGACGCCGCCCAAAGGGACGATTACATTTGACTTGCAGGCGGTCAACCGTTCGAGGCAAGGTGCAACAGCTCGAAGGCCCTCTTCTGTGAGGCCCCCCTTCGGCTGCCACAGCAGCGTATCGCTTCCGTCAACAACCTTGTCGCCACGTCGCCTCACTTGGAAATCGAACAAATTCGTTATGTAGCACTCTCGTCGGATCATCCCAGCCGCGTGTAGGCATTGATCGAGTAGTTGGCCAGATGGCCCCACGAAGGGGCGGTTCATCCTGACTTCGGTCCGACTAGGCGCTTCGCCTAATATACAAACAGGAGCTTCTGGATTGCCTTCTTCAAACGGGCTAGTCATGTTTCTACTTATTCCTCCAGTATAGCATTATTCGTTTGCCTCTTCAAGCTCCCTCTTAGCAACATCCTCGAACACTGCATTGACAAAGCGAGTCTTGGTAAACTTATCCAAGTCCCAGCCAAACCCAACCATGTTGTTCATATAGGCAGCGCGAAGGGTCACACCACTACCAAGAAAGGGAACGATGATGCGCGCCCCGGGGAAGCAAAACGTCTTGATGATTTCGCTCATCAGTTCGACAGGCCGCTCCGTGGGATGCACCTTCGCCTGCGGAGGAACCGGCTTGAAGTTGAACACATTACCCCGACCAGGCTGCTTGAGAACTGGATTTCCCTTCCTACATATGAAGAAAGGTTCATACGCAGAGCCCAACATCGTATCTGGAGAGGCGGTCTGTCCTGCTGTATCTTTAACCCAGATTGCCGGGACATCCCCGACCTTAAAGCCCGTCTGCCGAAGTATATCCCTGACCGGTTGATACCATGCATTCGCGAACCACCAGGCACAGAATGCATTGTCCGCCAGAATGCGATAGACTTCCAACGCGGCCTGTTCCACAAACTGGGCGTAATCGTCCTCTTCGACCTCATTATAGTTATCCATGTTCTGCTGGAGGTTGCGGCTCTTCCGCTTATCGAGGGCAATCGCGTAGGGTGGGTCAACTTCAGCGAAGTGGCAAATCCCGTTGTTAACCTTAGCCATGCCTTCAAGAGCGTCACCTATTGCATAGTGATTCTCTGCCCACTTAGTTACCTCTTTATGATCCCTCCCCGCCTGCTCGATCATCTTATTAGTTACCAGGGCCTCTTCTAAGCCCTTATATCTCTTCCAGGCTTCCTTCTCAGTGGCGCAGTCTTCAAGATCAGGAACGGCATCAAGCACGTCGGCCATCAATATGCGCCGGGCGGTGCGCCCATTCGAGCTGTCGAGATAGCTAGCCTGCTTCCTCGTGCTCCAGTCCGGGTCTTCTTCTTTCTTGAGTTCGAAGATTTTCTTCTCAAGCTTGGCTCGCTCAACCCAGGTGAAGTCCTTCCGGGCGATGTTTTCCAGCAGCTCGATCTCGCGCAGATCGATTTCGCTTGTAATCATCCGGGCTACGACCGGCACTTCTTCGAGGCCAGCCTCGCGGGCGGCAGCCAATCTGCGAGCGCCAGCCACCAGTCGACCCTTGGTCGTCACGGTTATGGGCTGCAATATCCCTTTGTCTTTAATAGATTCGATCAGCTCTGTTAGGTCGCCCAAGTCTTCACGAAAGCGGTCATCCTCGTGAGTTATGTCCCCTACGGACATCTGCTTAATCTTCATCATCAACCCCCTCTGCCATTTGTTTTAAGAATACTTCCCGCTCTTCAGGCGAAAGTCCCTCGAAGAGCTTCTTGAACTTCGCATTCTTGTCTTGTTCACGCTTCTTGCGTACCGTCACAGCATGTTTGCTGATCTTACGGTCTTCGCGTATCTCGCGGATCTTCGCAAGTCGCTCTTCTTGGCTCATTTCTGAATAGTCATCCACGATGTTTTCAAGCCTCATCTTTTTCCCTGTAGCTCAGATCGAAGTTGCCATCGATAATGGCGCCGTAAACAAGGGTGCCTTTTTCCTCAGCAAGATCGATTGCCTTTTCAAGTAAAGACCTAAACACATGGGCGCGCAAGCCCTTCGGAATGCTTTCGACGCGATTAGCCAGGGGGCTATCCGTCTCTATGTTGATACTAAACCTAGTCCACTTTTTCGGCATCTTCTTGTTCCTTCATCATCTTCAAAGCCTGACGACGCCGCTCGTTGTGCCACTCAATGCGACACCATTTAGAGCAGAAACGATGCCAAGTTCGCTTTGCCTCAAAGGCGGTGTGGCAGAGGTCACAATGCGCGGAGGATTGTGGCGAGGAATGCGTGCTTTGCATTATGAGGGCCTTCAGTGAGGCGCGGGGCAGGGGAACACCCCGCACCCCATCAAATGCATACAACGCATTCCTACGGACCCGCGCATTGTGACACAACACTAGTAAGCCGATTAAACCCTCAGCTTATTACTGACTCGACCTTCATACGCTTCTTGAGTAAGCAGGCCCCTACCCGTGGCGCCGATCATATCCTCGCTATTGAAGCCACTGGCCTCGAACTCGATGCCGAACATCCGAAGAAAGCGTGTGATGTTACGCATCTTACCACGAACCTGATCGGGTTCGTCCGTATCACAGGGATAGGTCAGATAGTGGAACACAGGTCCAGCGCCTTCTTCGGCGTTCATGACCTTGATACGAACCGCCGACTGATCGGCTGTGTTCTTCTTGTTCCGACCATCCTTCACGTCTTCGATCCGAAGCTCGTACTCGCCCTCGGCTACGGGATGGTCTTCGTAGTCTTCGTCCAGGCCTTGGAGGTCAATAAAAGGCATCTTGTACTCCTAGTTGGTTGCCTTGTCGATGAGATGTGCGATGCCGAACTTGTTGGGATGCTCGAAGTCTTTGATAGTCACGTCTTCAAACATTTCCAACCCGCGTAGGCTTGATCGCACGGTTTGAAGTCCCCGATTCTCGGGGCGAGTCTTCAACTGGAATTTCACTTCCTTCTCGGTTGAAGCGCTACGCGCTTCCCAGATATCAGTGAACATGAGTGGTAGGTAGGTCTTGGCTCCACCGGGGAGCATCAACTGAGTGGTGATTTTCTTGGTCGTCTCGTCTTGGAATTCAGTGATGTGGCCGGTGCAGAAGAGGTTGATTGGGAGCGCAGTTATGGGTCGAAATACGTCGGATAGCTTAGACCCCACTATGCGATAGTCTCCCAGATCTTCGATCTTTCCGAAGCGTCGATTGATCCACAACTGGCGATCCATACAAGCTCGAGAGAGGTAAGTCAGCGAGTCGAATATGAGCCAGTCGTAGTCATCAAAAAACTTGGACTCATGCTTCGCGTTGAGGTCTTCAATGAAGCGAATGAAGGTAGTGGGCTCGACGGAAGCGGGTGATTTATCGTCCTTACGGGCATCTCGGTTAAACCCCTTGATTGACGAGTCAAGTTCGAGCGCCGCGGGCAGGAAGGTTTCGTAGTCCACGTCGCAGCCCTGCAAGCTGGCGAGGGCATTCGGATCGAAGAGATAGGCAAACTTCTTACCGGGGAGCGTCCAGATCAGGCTTGTCTTTCCTGAGCCTGTCGCCCCAACTGTAAGGATGTTTTGGTAGGCAAGGCCTTCTGCGTCTTTGGCATTGGGCATCTTTTCGCTTTCTGTTCAGGGAGAGGGCCACAGTGCTTACAAGTACGCTTCCGTAGCTTCGCCGCTCCGCATTTAGGACAATTAGCCATCGGGCACTAGGTCACGACTGATTACTTGTTGCTTGGGCCGATGAGAAGCGTTTTGGCTTCGTCGTCGTCCAGCTTAGGTTTGCGGCTCATCTTCTTGAGCGCATCTGAACACAGTCGATAGGCCATAGCGGTCTTGCTTCCTGGCACATCTTGGAGATACTCCAAAGCTGCGTCAATCATCTTGCGGGCTGCGGGGATATTACTCATCGTCTGCCTCCAGCCCAATCTTCTCAAGCTCAAGCCGCTCGAAGGGCGACCAGCGGTTGACCTCAAACCCCTCTGGCACCGGCTTTCCGATTGGATTGGGCCAAGCTTTGCACATCATCATATAAGGACAATTGCGTGCAAAGTCCTGACAGCTATCGGTGTTCTTGCGGAACGCCCCCATGAAGGGTGCGCTGCTATCAACGTCGGCAGACCAATCTCGTTCGATCTGCTCAATCCACTGATGAGTATCCCAAAGCCAGCTATCGAGCTGGTCGATTTGACGCTCTATCGGGATGAACTTGAAAATATCGTGGTGCTTCTTATGCACCAGGGCCGCGTCGATCCATACGGCTTTGGCCTGCTCGCCATAGAGCATATGCAGAGCGTGGAGGTAGCCATCTACTTGGCTATTCGGGCTGAAGGAGTCAAGGAAAGTTGAACGAAACCCGCCGTTGACGGCGTACAGGCTCGTTGTCTTGTGCTCACCCACGTAGACGCCGCCATCCATCTCGAAGACCTTATCCAGGCGCCCGACGTAGAACAAGGTCTCGTCGTTCGGGTCGAGAGGTACGGCAAAGGGCTTCTCGATTTCGAGCACATCGATGCGCTTCAAAAAGTCCCAGCGTTCGTCCACGTAGTCGAAGAGCATCTCCAGGGCATTCATCGGCGTCCTGGCACCTAGACGGTCAAGCTCTTCTGGCCCCATCTCAGCAGGGTCAGGCGCACCGTCGTCCATCCAGCAATCGACGAAGGCTGCATAGCCTCCTTTGATTACATCCTCTTTAGAGAAGTAGTCATCTTGACTGGCTGTCCAAACCGTGTCCATCGCGGCGTGCCAACTGGAGCCAAACGTAAGTGGTGGCGACCAGCCCTCACCTGCCCAATGCATGACATGGCGAAAGTAGAACTTCCTGGGGCAACCTCGATACCCGCTGATGCGGGTGTTATCAAAGAAGCGATCATGTTCCATCTGTTGCAATCCCCTAGTTGGTCGATCTAGACGTATTGTGGCATAATACCGCCCAGAACGCAAGCCCCTCTATTCTTCGCAGGAACGCTCCCCTGTGTTGGGATCGATAAAGCAGGCAGCGCCCTCAGCAGGTTTGGCCACTAAAATCCCTGCGCGCTTGCCATTACTGTTGAACGTCGTACAGCCCTTGGCGCCCCCCTCGTGAGCCATCATGTAAAGCTCTTTGAACTCGTCAAAGTGAAGGCCCTCCTCGCCCGGGTGCGCCCCCACCACATTACAGGTCTTCGACACTGAGGAGTCTACATACTTCTGAGTAGCGCATAGGACTCGGATATGATCCTTCGCAGGTATATCTTGAGCCGTAAGGCCGCTAACTCCCCTGGAGAATGCCCAGTCATCGAGTTCGACCTCGACTTGACCTTCTGGCATATGAACAAGGCGCCGGCTGCTAAGAGCAAAGGGAGGCTCAATGCCGCTAGACACATTATCAGCACACATACTGATAGTGCCAGTAGGAGCGATGCTAAGAAGTAAGCCATTCCTTAGTCCTTCCTTTCTGATCCGAGAGCGTAATTCACGAGGGAGGGTCTTGGCAAAGCCAGAGCGCAGCCAACCTTTGGCGTCAAAATAGGGAAATTGGCCCTTCTTCTTAACTGCACTCACCGAGGTGTGATAGGCCGTGTCACGGATGGTTTCAAGTATCTTGGTTGACCACTCAAGATAGCTAGGGCTTCCATAAGAGTGACCCATGATCTCAAGGGCGTTAGCCATCGCAGTTACGCCGATCCCCATCCTACGTTTGTTCTGCGCCTCTTCGCGTTGCGCTTCCAGCGGGTAGCGCGTGTTATCTATCACGTTGTCGAACGCCCGGCAGGCGGTTGCTACATCGAGGCGGAGTAGGTCCCAGTCGAGGCTATAGCCATTGTCTATGCGCGTTGGAACGTAGTCGTCGCTATTCGCCAGGCTGATTGGCTGCGGATCGATTAGGTATTTGATCAGGTTGAGCGAACCCAACAAGCAGGCTCCATTAGGAGGGAGGGGCTGTTCACCGCATGGATTGGTCGCTCTGATTGTTTCGCAGTAATCCAGAGGATTCATCCTGTTTATCTGGTCAATAAAGAGCACACCTGGCTCTCCCCAATCCCAGTTGCGTTCCATAATCCTGGCCCACACATCCACAGCATGAGCCTCACCGTACCTTCGATCGCCAAAAACCAGAGGATAGGTAGAGCCACGATGCAGAGCGTCAATAAAGCTATCAGTAATAGCCACTGAGACGTTGAAGTTCGTGAGCGTGTTGGAGTCAGCTTTCGCATTGATAAACCTCATTATGTCTGGGTGATCTACTCGTAAAACCCCCATCATGGCCCCGCGTCGATGGCCCGCACTAAGCACTGTAGAGCACATCGCATCCCAACAGCCCATAAAAGAGACAGGGCCAGTAGCGTAGGCTTTAATCCCAAGTCCGCGAATAGGATCACCATAGGGGCGGAGAGTAGAAAAGTCCCAACCGCAACCACCGCCGCTACGAAGAGTAAGCATAGAGCACTTAAGCTCATCCATTATTCCTTCTGATGTGTCAGGGACTAGACCGCCAACGTAACAGTTCATCGCGGTTATTTCGTAAGGGCGACCGACTGCCAGTTGTTGGCGACCTGCCGGCAGGATGCGTTGATATCGGAGGGCATCAAGTAAGTGCCTAAAGTGATTGTCGTCGTCAGCGGCGACGCGGGCGTAGCGGACGCAGTAATCATCGAAAGACTCCCCCTCGCTGCGGTACTTTGTTTCGTGAAGATGCTGCGCATAGGAGGTTTGTGGTCCATACACGGTAGGGCTCCTGGCTGATTGGGGAACATACATCTTAGCTTGCCCCCCGCTCACGTTCAAGAGCCTCAGTCTCACGTTGGCGGAGCCAATCCTCTGTGATCTTTTCTCCAGGAGTTATACATGACTTAGAGCCGAGGTCAGAGCAGCCAGCTTCGATCTGCCTGATGCTCCAGCACATGTCGATGAAGTCTTGTCTGTCAACCGCACATAAAGAGTCTTGTCTATCGTATCTGGGCGCATCCAATCTGATATGCTTCTCGATGGTGCAGGCATCTAGCGCAGCAGCCGCAAGAGGAGCCCATATTCCCTCGGTGTGGTCGCTGTAGCCTACGGATTGGTGGCTCTTAGAGGCTCGACGCCTATTCAGCTCCATGCTAAGCATCGGGATTCGTCTTAACTGTGCTCTTGTAGTCGGCGTCGGGTACTCGGAGACACAATGTAAGAAAGTGTGCCAATAACCTGCAAGGTCCATGTGCATCTGACAGACTTCCTGATCGATGTGCATACCACAACTGATGAGAAGTGGCAGCTTAGTTTCGCACGCCAAGGGAATCAGGTGCCACCCACCAGAGCCGATCTTGACCCTCTCGATAAGTTCCATATCAACGAGCTTGTCGAGCGCCCACTCATCATGCGGCGTACACAGGAATTCCATACCAAGATCTTCACACATACGATAGGCACTGATCATATTTGTACTGTCGAGCCAAGGCAGCTCACGATTAGGTCCTCTCAAACCCCTCTTATACCACTGGGTCTTAAACGTATCGGCACCAGCTGCATGAGCTAGATCGATAAGAGAGTGGAGGCGCTGCCAACTTCCTTCATGGTCAACGCCAGCTTCGGCAATTATCTCTATCATAGTTTGTCCTCCAGATTCGGGTACAACTTGATTTGGACGCCAGCATCGCCGAGCATTTCCTTGGTCAGCATGGGGGGCTCACCCCAGCGATCTAGATGTTCCTCATCTTCTGTAAAGAGTGAAACATGGCGCATAATTCCTGCTTGAATTACAAGCCCAGCACAACGACTACAGCTCATAAAGGGCCAAGTATAGAGAGTAGCACCACGCAGATCTGTGCCACCTAACAGGAGGGCGTTCGCCTCTGCGTGAACGACTCTGATATACTTAGCTTCACGATCCTCATATAGCGCCGGATCGTCGTCGATGCCCATAGGGAAGCCATTATAGCCAAGAGAGAGAACTCGTCTCTCCTTAACAACAACTGCCCCTGCTTTTGTGCTCGGATCTTTCGACCAGCCTGCAATGTGGCAGGCCAGTCCTAAGAAGCGTAGGTCCCATTTGCTGTCCATTTTACCACCTTATTTTGGGTTTGAACAAGTCAGGATTGATCCCTCCGATGTGTGGTCGAATAACTTTGTACATCTGCTCCAGACGCTTGTCTGTAAGCAGGGTTGGTTTGAGCCCGAGTGCGGGCAGTGCGCTGTTTGCGGCCTTATAGTAATGACCCAACTGCTCAATACGGGGGTTATCTATATGAAGGCGCTTAGTTTTGGTCATGTCAGCTATCCTGTCAGCCAATTGTAAGACACTAAACTGCTCAGTGGATTGATTAAACACTCTAAATTCGCCCACCTCGGCAGGGGTTTCGGCCGCAAGAGTTACGCATTCCAAAGTATCAATGATATTCAGATACCCGCGGGTCTGGCTTCCGTCGCCATATACTGTTAGAGGATAGCCGACTGCGGCCTGGCACAAAAACCTATTGATTACTGTGCCGAAGATGGCATCATAGTGGAAGGAGGTATTGTACTCCGGCCGGAGCCACGTCTGGCTGGTGTGCGCTCCATACACTATGCCTTGGTTCAAATCCGTGACGCGAAGGCCCCAAGCTCGGCAGGCAAACTCCAGATTGTGTGAGTCATGCACCTTGGATGCATGATACCAAGAGCCTGGCTTCTTCGGATAGAGCATCCGATCGCTGCGGCCCTTATGCTCGACGTCGAGCCAGCCCTCTTCAATGTCTATATCCGGCGTGCCATATTCGCCCATAGTTCCAAGCTTAATAATGTGGATTGAGGGATCAACTTCGCGAACCGCCCATATCAGGTTGAGCGTACCTACTATATTGTTCGTCTGCGTTTCAAGACACTTCCTCCTATTCATATGCGAAAAGGGAGCTGATGGCTGCTCTGCATAGTGAATAATAGTGTCAATATTAAACTCTTGTAGAGCGTTGCAGAGATGTTCGTAATCCAAAGCTACATCAATATAAACGTAGTAGATACGAGAAGATTCATTTTTATTCCACGTCTCGACGCGTTGGCTGGCGTAAGGAATGTTCCATAGAGGCTGTACTTCACAATAGCGTTCCCATTGCCTCTTGATAAGATTATCAACCGCCAGAACAGTATGCCCCTCTGAAGCAAGCTTCATACATGTAGGCCATCCAAGATAGCCGTCGGCGCCTAGAACTGCGATCCGCATCCTACGATTCCTTCCTTATACAACAAGCGTGCAAGCATTAGGTCTTCGGGGCCATCTACGTCGATAGCTTCCCAACGTGTTACCTCGATAGGTGCCGACGGCGTAGCGAACATCGTTCCCTGCTCGATCATTTGCTCATATCTGGTGACGACCAAGTTTCCGAAGCGCCAGACATAAGGCTTGTCTTGTTTCCTACCGCATTCGAGGCGATGGATAGGAAAGATGAAGTCCAGGTTGAAGCCTTGCATCTCCCGCTGGTTCATCCAGTGGCAGTTATGCTCCAATGCGGTTACTGACTGAATGCTGGCTGTACGATCGTTCTTGGTCATGCTCAAGACTATTTCGACTGTGCGTCTGCTGACAAAGGGCGACGTGGGCTGAAACAGCCAGACCCATTCGGGCTTATACCCAATGCCTTCGACATAGTTCACGATCAAGTCATTCACGGGGCCGTCATTCAAATGCGGGGGTCGAACGTGAACCTGAAAGCCTTGTCGCCTGGCTTGGTCAAGCAATTCCTCGCTGTCACTCGACACCACGGGGTCTTGCAAACCAAGGAAGCGGCCCGCCTCCGCGGCCCAACGCCACAAAGGCCACTCGCCGATAAGCTTCTGGTTCTTCTCGATGATAGTCTCACTGCCTATCCTGGCAGGGACGAAGATAAGATGTTCGCTACCCATCAGCTAGCCTCCACATCCACGTATTCGGTGGTGGGCGTGTAGGGGAATTGAATAGGCACCCGGCTGTCATACGATGTGAAACAAGAGCCATCGGGTCTCCGGAACACACAGCCTTCTATGTCGTGGGCTTTGCCGTTTTCCTTGAACACGTGTGAACAGCGCTTGTTCTGAAGAACGCCTTCCCCTACTTCGTCCCATTCGTCATCGTTGCCGGTCAAGGGGCCTATGGGCTCAAACGCAGCCAGTTTGCTGAACAAACTAATAATATATGGTGCACTAGTGCCCGAATGCCCCTCCCCGTCAAAGGCTTCCAGCAGCTTCTTGAGGTGACTGTATATCCACGCTTGAGGGTCATCCTCAGCATATGTCGGCCAGCCCATCACAGCCCACTCACGGTCTAGGTGCTCGATATACCTATTCATCTTCTAACTCCTTCAAAACCTGGTAGATGATTAACTCTTCAGTGAAGCGCCATGCACTGATTGTTGAGCCCCCGATGTGTGGGGTTAACAGAAGTGGGGCGCCTGTCGGTTCGTGGGCGTAGCGGAATAGCGGGCTGTCCGCGGCCAATCCAGTAAATTCACCTGAGATCACGTCGGAAGCACATCCACCTATGGTGAAGTTGTTAAGAGCCGTGACTAAAACCTCTTCGTCAACCAACTCACCTCGAGCGGTGTTGATCAACAGAGCGTTGTCCTTCATATCGTCGAGGAACTCTACATCTACCATGCCCCTAGTATTCTCGTCTAGGGGGCAGTGCAAGGTGATGATGTCACAATCAGATACCAACTCATGCAAATCACGAGCTGCATATCTCCAGTCGTGGCTATTATAAGGGTCGTAGACACAAACTCGCATTCCCATAGCACGGGCGATCTTGTCAACCATCTTACCTATCCGACCATAGCCGACGATGCCGATAGACATTTGGCTTAGCATCTTTGGTGCCACATATCCGTCACGGCGGTCCCACTTCTGCGGTGTCATCCGCTCTGGTAGGCCCCGATGCAACGCATGGATCAAGCCCCAGGTGTGCTCAGCCGTCGCTGTTATAAAGCCCATACCTGTGGAGGTAGGATCAAGGGTTAGAACCTTAACATCCTTTGACAAGAGCCAAGGCATGTCGAGGTGCTCTCGGGAAGAGCAGTTGGTAGCTATGATCCCCGGTGGTGTAGAAAGCTTGTCAAAGTTCCAGACGTGTTGCTGATCTACGAAGAGCACATCATGATAGAGGTCGATAAGCTCATCTGATTCATACATCTTGGTCAGGTCAAACCTATCTCTTAGTAGGCCTAAGTTCGACGGTTGCCATTGAAGATCTGTGCAATAACCTGCCCTTGGCTTACCCATTACGTTGGCTCCATTCCACGAGATGCTGAAAGATCACTTCGGTTGCGTGTCCCGTTCCGTAAGGGAATGCGCTTGGTGGGTTGTGCTTAGCGCTTATTGCGTCACCGATGGCAAGGCCGATCTCGTTCCGAGTCGTCGCATCACGGGTGTGGCCATACTGGATGCGACCATGCTGACGAGTGCCGACGTTGATCGAGGGAGTGCCCATATAAGGCGCTTCGATGATCCCAGCACTGCTGTTGCCAATGATGAATTGGGCATTGGCCAGGAGGCCAAGGAAATCCTCTGAGGGAACCGTGTCCAGGACTGGCCAGCCTTCGATGCCTTGACCTTGAGCAGATATGTAGAACGGGTCACTGCAGCCCTTGATTTCCAAGACATTGTTCGGATACGTCACGCGCAGGGCTACATCCAGGGCTGTACGCTCATCATTAGTGATTGAGCGCCCATCAGTGTTGGGATGATACATGAGAAGGCAGTAGTGATCCAGGTCGAGGCCGACCTCAGAGAATAGGCCATACTTGCTGTGTAGGTCATGCGCCGGGGTTACGCGACCAAGACGTATGCGATCCAAATGCTGGTCGCCCGTCACAGTTGGGTGCTCGATGGGCAAGCATCCTAGATGGCAACGCAGAAACTCTGCATGTTCGACCATAGAGCAGTAATGCCAACTGGCTAGCTCTTCGATCGCCCGTCGATTGCCCTCATCCAGGCCGCCGGTGCGATCCCCGCTTTGCATATGTGCAAACGGGATGCGATGCGTATGACAAGCGATGGCAAGCATCAAAGCTTCCAGCCTGTCTCCATAAACGAGCACTAAGTCTGGACTGTGGTTGGTTATGTAGTCTGAGAAGCCACTCAGCTCTTCCGCGCCAGCATTGAGCCTTGCCCGGATACTGTCCCGTTCTTGACTCACTCCGATGGTGATCGGTCGCATACACTGATCAGCCACCGCGCCTGCGGTATACCCAAACTCTGGTTGTAGGTGCTGATCCGTTATGAGTACGTCACAGACGAAGTTACTTGACTTGTCGAGCATAGCAACAAGCGGACGGCAGGCATCCCACCCGCCGCGCTTGCCAGTCATCAGCGCAATCTTCTTCATGATTGCCTCCTCTGGTTATTCCTAAAGCGAGCTAACCGTCAACCTTGATGGTTCGTTCAATATAGTGGTCGCCCTTAAACAACAGGTAGTTAACCTTCCCATGCTTATAAGCAAGGATAGCTGATGCAATCGAACTGATGATTGAGAGTGACGCGATAAGCAGATGATCGTCTGCCGAGCTGTCATCCATCTTCTCAGTAATCCCCCGATAGATCATATTAGTTTTGTAGCGGTCAACCATGCCGTTGGTAAGGAACACCAGGCGACCGTAGCGCCTGGCGGGGGTAAAATCATGAGCTGAGCGATTGGGGATGAATACTTGTTTATCCATTATTCTGGTGCCCTTGGAAAAAGTTGCGGCGAGGACCACCAGGACCCTCGCCGCAAGTTGAGGAGGATCAGTTCGTGAGCTGAGCCAACAGGGCCTTCTTCTCCTCAGCGCTGAGAGAGGCAAACTCGTCGCGCACCTTCTCGGCCTTGCTGCGAGCCTTACGCTTCACGCCCGGCTTCCACTCGGAGACAGTCTTCTGAATGGCAGCGGCGCTCTTACCGGCTTTTAGACCGTTACGGATGATATCCTGCAGAGCGACGGTCATGCTCGCTTCGGCATTGCTGTTCGTGCAGTCTTCGCCAAAGAGCTTGATCTTTTCCTCGGTGGTGGCGCCGAAGTCATAGTTGACCGTTACCGGCCCGACGACCTTGCCATCGACCTCGGTCTTGGCAGAAACTTGTTTGTCCGTCATTCTTCTAAGTCCTTCTTTCGAGTTGGGTTAATTGATTGAGAAAGTCTAAGCGATGTAGGATGGTCGGTCAAGTCTTTTCTTCACCTTTTGCAAATAGACCATCCATTGGGTCGGCGTCGTCCTCCTCTAGCCTACGCGCCACTTCCTCAGCTACGTTTGAAGGCTGTTTTGTACTCTGCTTCTTGGCGCCACGTGTCTCCATAGTCGGGCATGGCCCTCCGATGGAGCCATCAGGCCACGCAATATCTTGATACCTATATCCACGGAAGATATTAGAGACCGTGGACTGGGAGCAGCCGAGTTCCATAGCTATTTGCGGCTGACTCATCTTGTTACGAAACAACAACTCTTTGATCCGCAAGACATCCGCTTCGGACAACTGCCTGTAAGGTGCTCGATACTGCATAGTCACTCCTTTACCAAACATAAGCATTATGACACATAACAACCCAGAGGGCAATGGGCTTGCTACTAAGGGGTGTTATGCTTGGTAATACTATTATGGTATAATCTAATAGTAATAGAAATGGCCCCATATCCATGCCCCATAAATCCCAACTAGCAAAATCCTAGTTGAGGAGGGCAGGCAACGAGTTTCCGTTATGCCTCTACACGTGAGTTATAAATATTATATTATTAATATATACATATAGAACAGGACATAACGCACACCCCTAGCCTCCCAAACCCCCTAGGATTTTGCTAGTTGATAAAAGTGGGGCATGCATATGGGACGTTTTCTATTAATAAACCACTATACCATTATACCACACCCACAACCTGTTGACATTTTCCATCACTACCCCCATCATACCCGTATGACAACTACAAAACCCGTGAGCATCCGCGATCTGTGGGCTGGGCGCATGAACGAGCGCGTTAGCTCCCGAATGGATCGTATGAACAAGATAAGCGAGGCCAACAATGGCTGTAACAGCGGCGAGACTGAAGGGCGGACGGTTCAGAACACGGAACAAGAACCCGAACATTCTTGAAGGTATAGCCGCGATTGCCGCCTTCATCGGGAAATCGCCCAACACTACGACGAGCTGGATCCTTAATCATGGGCTACCAGCTACCAAGACTCCTGAAGGCCTATGGTATACGCACAAGGCGCTTATTTTGCAATGGATCTATGCTGGATGGCGTGCAGAGGTGACGGCTCGCAACGGGTCGTTCGATAACGACGCAAGGCTTGACCACAAACTGGGCGATATGCTCGAAGAGGAGAACCTTGACGACTTGAGCGATAAGCTATCAGTCAAGGGAAGTGAGCACCCGCTGTGAAGTCAGGCATGGGCAAGAAACGCTTTACCAACGCGGACTTGCTCGACCAGTTCCGCGATTACAACCGACTGCCATTTCTTGAGATTTTGGCTGACCTCATGCAGGGTGCGCCTACACCAGAGGCTATTGCTGACTTTGCAGAACAGCACCCTGACAGATGGGCGAGCGCGCTCAAAACAGTCGCGCACCTCGGCGGCTTTCATGACAAACTCGAAGTGACCCACAATCTCAACTTGCACATCTCCAACCTAGGTGATGCCCAACTCGAAGAGTTGTTGCAAGAGAAGCTGTTAGAACTTGAAGGCGTGAAAAAAGGCCCCCCCACTTTGGATGGGAAGGCCTTAGTTGTTGAAGTGTTAGAAGAGAAGGAGGCGTTGCCTCCCGACGGCGACTAGCAATCCTCCTTCGGGGTTAGCCAATCAACCTCTGGTTCCTCAACCGGGTAGAGGGCTTCGGTTGCATAGTTAACAGAGTCTATGATGCGCTTCGCGTTAGAGCACACCTCTTCAGGGGTAGCTCCTCGAGCGTCCGCAACATGTGCTCCGTCGGCGCCATATATACTGACGCCATACCAGCCCGCCTTATGTCGCCACACACGGAGGTCGTACTCCACCCCGCGGATAGCAAACCAGTCATCGGGATACTGCTGGTACGGGTAGGTCATTTGATCGAGACCAACTTGCCATCACGCATCGTACCCTGTGCGTACCACCTATGCGGTTCAGGGGCATGAGGCCCTTCGAGGTAAACCTTGCCATTCCGAGGCACAGTGCCCAAGAAAGGTTGGAATACCTCGACATGGCGCCCATCCTTCAGCGCCTGCTTGAGTGCCTTCTTGTGGATAAAGTTAGGCCTGACGTAAGTCATTATTGATCCTCCAAAAAACGAGCGTTTTCTATTAACTGTGGCATTTGACGCTCAAGCAAATGGCCACAGTCCGCACGTGCGTATGCGCCCACCGACGTTGCCGAAGCAACAGCCAGTGAGCACATCATTGGTAAGCTAGCAGCCAAGCGCCCTCTCCATGCGGCACTCAGCTTCGTAAGCCAGCTCATCTCTCTTCTGCTCATCATAAGCAGTCAACTCTTCAGCTGAGCACTTATCACGGTCTACAGTAGGCACCACACGATTGCCCTCACACAAGTTGCAAGGCACATCGAAAGCACCCGAGACATAAGCCTCGGTGAAGTCAGGATCGCTGTACAACTCATCAGCAGTGAGACCACCAGCGTCTATCGAAGGATTAGTCATCGAACCTTCGCCCCCACAACCGGGACATACTTCCCACTTGTAAGCTAACTCATAGGTCTCTTCCCATCCATTGTCACTCATCACACACAGAGTAGGCTTACGAATAGGCCCCCTCGTGCGTGAATCGTGCCAGTAGTTCCAGTCTTCTAGGTTGGCCATGATTAGCCTCCTCAGGTTATAACAAAACAGTAAGGCCACGAATAGCCTACTAATGAATAGGTCAAAAAGAAGAGGGCTCGAAAGCCCTCTAAGTGTTGGTATGACATCTAGAACCTCTCCTCGGTTTTCCAGTTGGTTAGATCACCATCCAAGTAAGCTCGCCATATCGGATATAGCTCACAAACTCCTAGTATTCTAAGTCTGAGGCGCTCAGCTTCGAAAAGCTCAGCAGAGGTTAGCCGGCTAAGGCCACCCCCCATCAAACCTTTAGTACCAGCATGAACAGTGTACTGTTGACCATCTGGATCGTTTATCAAGACAATGTCCGTTCTACGAACAGTCATCTGTCTATCTACTTTCTGCGCCTCTAAGTCTTCTAAGACAGTAGGACGCTCACCAGTAGAAGGCTGATAGTAAGCAATCGAGAAGGGATTACTTCTATCGATAAACATTACCGACCTATCATTAGCCATCTCATTCTCCAAAAAAGAGCCAGGGACCGAAGCCCCTGGCACACTCACTGTTGCTGGTCTACCTGTTCTCAAGGTCGATTTGAGCCTGCAACTCAGCGATTAACGCCGCCTTGTCAGCAGAGCTCAAAGTTGCGACGCTCTTCTTTGCCTTGGCAATGGGATCGGCTTTGCCTTTCACACTTGTGTCGGGCAGCCACTCCCTCATCAACTCTTTGCACTTAGCAATCGAATGCTTGCCACGATAGGCGAGCCAAGCACTTCGCTGCATAATGGGAAGTTGATTATCGATAATGTTTATAAGCCTCTCGGCCCCAAACATTGCCCTGGCATGCTTTAGCCTGATATCCGGCGTTTCGCCGGCAGGCGAGAGAGCTTCGAATTCGGCTACCAACTTCTTATCAGCACCCTGACCCTCATGCTTCTGAACAACTACCAGCTTGGCAGCACCTTCCTTGATAAAAGCTGCTGCACGAGAAGTGGTCACATTACTCGTTGCCATGATGTCCTCCTAGGCAATTAAGAGCAGGCGACCGAAGGCCACCCGCCCTGGGGTTCTAGCCATCTAATTACTAGCTAACTAGTAACTAGACAACTACAAAACTAAAAACGATATCAAACAGCAACCCACATTATGCAACAAAACACAACCGCAATCCACCGCTACCCGGCCTCTGGCGGATTATTCGGCATGGTGTGACATTTATGCAACACCGCATAAGACACGCTACTTGTTATTAAAGCAACATATGGTACACGAACAGCTAGTATACTAATCTATGTATTTAGCTAATCCCCGATAACATACCCGATATACATGGATTGATTATCTGCCGATAGGTATATGTGTTAGTCTGTCTATCCTAACTATTACTAGCAAGGTAAAGGTAAAGATCATGAAAGACACTGTAGCAAGAATGAGTGACTTAGAGGTTCGCGTGCTACTCAACTCTCTTACACAGTACCAGGAAGGACTGGAAACTAGCAGGGCAAATGAGAGTGAGCGAGTTATTGCACAGTCTATTATGACTGAGATCATGGACGCGCTCGATACAGCGGATAGAGACGTTGGCTACTGATTAGCCCAATACCATGTAGCGCACCAACCTTGTGGAGTTTCGGCTCCACATTTTTTGTCCTAACAGCTAGTATACTCACTGTCAGCTAACAAACCTTGTGGATCATGCGGGTATCATACTACCCAACAGCGACGCACACCCCCCAACACTAGGTGTTCGTACCCTAGTTGTGAGGCAGCTAACCATGTTGGGGCAACCAACAGCGGGGCGACGAGTGCATGGCTGACGACGTGTGTGCTCAGCGGTGACGTGGCACCCAGTGGTGATAGTTGTTTGGCTGGGTGATGGTCAGCCTACTAACGAATGAGCGTTCGCGAGCGACGCGCGGCGTAGTGGTGAGCGCCAGCCAGCGGCCGGCGGCGCCGGCAAGGGGGGTGGAGTATGATACAGGTGTAGAGTTGGATAGGTAGCTCCTGCCCAAAATTGTCTATTTTTTAGCTTTTCAACTAGGAGCTTCGTTCCAGAGGGTCTACACCCCTCCCATTGCGCGCACGCTCGTACGCTGACAGCCTGTGCGGATGGACTATTCCTCAAGGTCGCTCTCCGAGCAAACGACCCAGATCGCAGCTGCCATCCTCGATAGGCGCCAAAACGACCCTTTGGAGCTGTTTGAGCCGTTTGGGCCCCAGCGCCTTTTCATTGAGGCCGTTCTGGGGCGCAAACACAGAGAGAATTACTACATAGGGGCCAACAGGTCGGGCAAATCAGATGCGGGCGCCTATGCAGGGGCGCACCTAGCCCGATTTGGCTACGAAAACACTGGATGGTCATACGGAAGGCATGGGACCGAAACAGTCGCGGTGCGCGACAGGGCGACGAGCGGGTGGGTCAGTGCGATTGACTATCCCACCTGTCGCGATACCATCCAGCCCAAGTATTTCGATAACGGATATGTGCCGCCCAACTCAACGCACGAGCCCTTCATTCCGCCGCATGAGATAGAGCATTGGCACTCGTCGGAGAATGTGCTCAAGCTGCGGAACGGCTCCATCATAGGGTTCAAATCAGCGGACTCTGGTCGCCTCAAGTATCAGGGCGCTGAGAAGGATTGGGTCCACCTTGATGAAGAGCACCCGGAGACGATCTTCGACGAGATTACGATCCGCGTCGGGGCCAAGCCTTTAATCATTTTTACGACTTGCACCTTACTTCCCCCCGAAGGGATCGTGGGTGGCATCACTTGGCTCTTTAACAAAGTCATTAAGCCTTGGCAACACGGGAAGCTCGACCGCGTCGGGGTTTACAACGCCTCGATATATGACAACCCCCATATTGATCGACGAGAAATCGAGGCGCTCGAAGCCAGGTGGCCCGAAGGCTCGATCCAGAGGCGCATCCGCCTGGCGGGCGAACTGATCGGTGGGTTGGCCGGCGCCCGGGTTTATTCGGGCTTCGATCATAGGCTAAACGTCAGACCGCAGGGTGAAATCATCCAAAGGCGGCCCCTCGCCTGGATATGGGATTTCAATGTAGAGCCGATGGTTTCCTTGATTGGCCAACGCAAGCATGAGACCTTCCACATCTTTAAGGAACTTCTCCTCGAAGAGGGCAACATCGATGAGATGTGCGAATTCTTCCGGTCGTTCCATCCTAAGCACTTGGCCGAAATCTGGGTTTATGGCGATGCCAGTGGGCACAGCCGAACCGCTCAGACGAAAATGTCTTCCTATCAGATAATCCTTAACTCAATGATCGGCTATCCTGTACCCCTTCGCCTGAAGGTGCCTGACAAGAATCCGTCGGTGACCGCCCGGGTAAATGCCGTTAACCAGATTTGTCGCTCCACAGAGGGGGTTGCCTCCCTAGAAATCGATCCTTCCTGTGAAGAGTTGATAAACGATCTGGAGCAGGTCATCGGCGACGGGAAGCAAGGCATCAAGAAGACGTTCAATAAGAAAGATCCCTATTTCCGCCGAACGCATATGAGCGACGCGCTGGGTTATTGGATCAACATGGAGAGGCCCGTTCAGCAGATTAATGAACATCAGGGCGGGCGCGCTCCCAGAGTAAAGACCCCTGCTTATGGACGCCGACACAGAGGATGATGTACACATATGCCGGATGTGCGGGAATGATCTGTTGCGTGCCCACTGGGATATAGGCATCTGTGCTTGGTGTGTCCTTAACGAAACCGTTAATCGCATAAGTGTGCCTACAATCCGCCATAGGCGGCATGAGGAGCTTTAGATGGCAAGTCCAGTACCCATTTCGCCCCAAGCAGGGGACGACAAGATCGTCGGGAGTGATCTCGCAGGCCAGCTTACGGTCATAAACGCTATTCGGGCCTATCGCGAAGAGAGCGAAACCTCCCGGAGGCAGCGGCTCTTCAAGAATAGGGAGAACCGCCAGGCTTATATGGGCCTCCAGGACTGGACGCACAAGCAAAAAGGCCAGAGCGAAGAGTTCGTGCCGAAGGTTCCCGTAGCAGTGGAGCAATTCTCGGCCTTCGCCAAGCGTGCTTTGACGCAATTCGGCGCGTGGTATGATATTGAGCTGGCTCAGGACTCCCGGTCGCCCCTTAGCGGTGCTAAACTGCGCAACCTACTGGAGTGCTTCACAGAGGATCTACTCACTAACGACAATATTGTGTCGAGTTTGGCCCTCCAGATCTCCGATGGCATCAAGATGGCCACGATGGAGGCTGTTTTCGTCATTAAAATCCACGGATCGGTGTTCACCGAGCGGGTGTTTGACATCAAAGAGGAGAAGATGACCGACGAGGAGGCCAATAATTGGCGCCTAAGGGCCGATCTGGTCCCGTCGGAGAACTATTACCCTGATCCGAGCGGCGAAGGGCTCTATGAGATCCATCGCATTGAGAAAGACCTCTCTTATGTGAAAGAAAAAGCCGCAGAGGGCATCTACAGCCAGGCCGCGGTCGACCGAATCGTTGAGGACTTCACTAAGAAGGAGTACGACAAGGAAAGGCGGCCTCAGGAGAAAGGGCACGACTACTCGGCGAAGCCCGGCTTCCGTAAGAAGGTCCAACTCGACGAGTTTTGGGGCACAATCGTGGATGCCTCAGGCAACGTGATCCATCGCAACGTGTTTTGCACGATCGCCAACGATAAGTACCTAATCCGCGAACCGACGCCCAATCCCTTCTGGCATCAAGAGTCCCCGTTTGTGGTGATCCCCCTTTTGCGGGTGCCCCTCAGCGTGTGGCACAAAGCCATCATGGATCACGCTTCCCCCTTGAATTTCGCCCTCAACGAAATCTTCAATCTCATGCTGGATGGAGGCCTCGCCAGTGTGTGGGGGATCAAACAGCTCAGAGCGGGCGCCTTGGAAGACCCGCGCGAAGTAACGGACGGCATCCATCAGGGGCAGACCCTCACAGTGAATAATACCCTGGCCCCGGGTGAGAAGGTCGTTGAGATTGTGGCCCAAGGCCAGGTGCCGGCCGACGCCCAGATCATGTATGAGAACGTCTCTAGGGAGTTTGCCGCCGCGGCTTTGTCGAACGAACTCAAGCTGGGTGCGCTCCCTTCCAAGCAGGTGAGGGCCACTGAGATCATTGAGTTAAGCCAGAGTCAGGCCGTGACCCTCGATGGCATAGTCAGCGACGTGGAGCGCGGCCTCTCTCGGTTGCTGCGCAAATGCCTTCTGGTCTCAATCCAGCATTTGGATGAGGTCCAAGGGATTAAGGTCGTAAATGCGGTGGGCCTCCGCGCAGCCTTTGCACTCAGCCAGATAGGCCCCGGTCGCCTCTTTGCAACCCTCGCCGACAACTGCTCGTTCAAAGTCCACGGACTTAGCGCAACCTTGGCAAAGGCCCGTGACTTCCAGAAGATGGCCGCCTTGATGCAGCTCGTCGCAGCTAATCCCATGATGATGCAGGCTTTCTTTAGCGAGTTTAGCCCGACCAAGATCCTTAATCACATGATGAAAAGCCTGTCGATCAATCCAGAGCAGATCAAGAAAGACTCTGATGAGATCGAACGCAGCGAGATTGTCCTTGAACAGATGGCTAAGCTCCAAGCAATGGCAAGCGGCCAAGGTGGGGGCGGTAACGAAGGCGCAGGTGGGGCAGGCGTCGGGGCAGACCAAACCGGCGAGGCTTCACTCCCTGCCGAGATCAACCAAGCAAGCAATCCCTTGACGGGACTGGGAGCGGATCAATGAGGGGCGACGAGCGCATAACCCGGGCGGGACGCGATTCACGGGAGTGCCTCGTCGCCAAATGTGGTGCGGGTAGCATCATTTTAGCGGCACTTTTCATGGTTGGTGAGTGGACGAACACCCGCAAACTGCTCACCAATCACTGAAAAAGGTTTAGTAGATGCCCGAAGCTCCTCTTAAATCCTTTCTAAAGCGTAAACCTCGGCGTAAGTTTGACCCACTTGGTAGTGGATTTGACATAGACCAAGCTAATGCTTTAGGCTTTCAGAGAGGGCCTCAAGGCCATCTACAAAGCCGAAATCCTCTTACAGGACAGATACTTAAGGGGATAAAGCATCCTACGTTTGATCTAGCTCTTGAGACGGATCGTAAATTAGGTTTCTTACCCTATCAGGATCGCCAAACGGGAGCTATTTTTACTTTTAAGAAAAATCCTGACCCAAACCGGTTTATCCTCTTCAAACGGAGTCACAAAAAATGACCGAATTCACCGACCAGCTAATCAACCAGCTTGAGCAGCTTAGCACAAACACCCATCTTCCTTTGGAAAAACGCCTGATCGACACCGCGGTCTGGTACCATCGCAATAAGGACCGTATTCCACGTAACGCGGTCGAGAAGCGCCTAGAGTTCTTGGAAAAAACCTTCGATATATTCCTCGAACTGGTCGCGATGTCCACCGAGCGGATGCAGCTCAACGAAGGCCGGCACAAAAGTGCTAGCTTATGGCTCCCCAACGGGATGATCGACACAGAAACCGGGAAACGCTATGGCTGAGATTGCCCCTCCCACTGATGATTCACCTGCTAGATTTCCTGGCCCACCCCGGCCTCCAAAACCTAGCCTTCTACGCCGCATCCTAGGTCCCCACTTGGGCAAAAGCGTAGAGAACATCGGCGAACTTGCGACGTTCCTCGGCCCAGGTCAGGACGTTGCACTTTCTATGGAGGGTAGCCGTCAGATTACCCAGGGCATAGAGAATATGAGCCTCCAAGATATCCTCCTGGGCGCTGGCTCGTCAATCGCCGGCATCATGGGCGCAGCTATCCCTGGCCCGCCGCCCACTATGTCTCAACAGTTCGCCCGCTCGATTAACCGTCCATATGACTCTCGCTTAATCGAACGGGCGCTGAGTACTAGACATACGGAAAATAGATCTAAGAGTGCTAACCTTATAGATCAAGTGGAGCCTGACTTTGTCGTTCGATTTACTGGAACTACTAGCAATCCGCAATCAAACATAATTCACTTAGGTGAGTCTAATCGGGTAGGTGTCTTAGACCTTCCTGTATTGACTGAGGCTTCTGCCTTTTCTGGAGTTCGTACTGATATGATAAATCGGGGAGTGAAACAAGCTGTTGATAATCTTGACGAATCAGGGATCTTAGTAGTTAGAGTTAAACAAGGTGCGGGGCGAGATGTTATAGCACAAGTAGCGGAGCAGGTATTTGAGGCTGATAATACTATGTCTTTAGAGCACACCGCTGGAACGTTTCTTACAGCCTCAGACATAGCTGAAAATTCTGGTG